TCACCTCGACAGATTTTGGATAAAGGCGTTCAGAACATCAATGACGGCCGCCTCGTCGGTGGCGCCCAGGGTCGCGGCGTTGGGGTCGGCCGTGAGCATGCCACGGCGGGGCATTCGGTTGGTGCCGTACTCGTGGTAGGTTGAATACGGCTGGGCGAAGCCGATGCGCACGCTGTCGCTGTTGGCCTGGTAGTTCAGGCCATCGAGCATGGTGCCGTAGCGGTCGAGCAGCTTGCCGTTGCCTGGGCCGTCGATGCCTGCAGCGGCTGGGGAGCCAGCGAACGGGTAGCTTTCTCGGGTGGAGTCCGCCCAGACTTTCCAGGGCCGGCCGTTGGGGTCGGTGCGGGTTTCGAAGCGGTTTCGGGTGTTTCGCTCCAGCGTGCCGCCGATCTCTTCCATGACGCCTGTGAGGTCGACCATGCGGTCTTGCAAATCTCTGAGGTAAGTGCGGAACGCAGCATCGTCGAGGGTGATGGTCAGCATGGCCGATAGCTCCTAAAATTGGCTCAGAACGTGGGGCGCGAAAGCGGCTGGCACCGGAGCCGATAGCCGCCTGAAAGCTGACCCCGCCGTCCGGCCAGGTGATTCGGGAGCTTGAGCCCCCACGTTCTACCCCTCACTCCCCGTCACGCCGATACACCGGCGTGCCAACGCGCAGGGCGTTCATGCCCCCACGCTCCCGGTTCATCACATTCCACAGCACGCTGCCATCGGCCAGCTCGCGCACGATGACCAGGATGTCGTACTTGGCGCCTGAGAACAGCTTGATGAAGCGCCGACGTGTGGTGTCGTCGTCGTAGACGGTGCTCCAGACCTCATCAGGGTTGCTCAGCGTGGGGATGATGAAGCGGCCGAAGCGCTCTCGGCCATCAATGCGCTTGTCCACCACGTGCGCCAGCAGCTGATCCAGGATCGCGACGTTCCCCACCGGCGTTTGCACCAACCTCAGACCGCCAGCCGGGACCGCCAGCGCCTCGCGCAGCGCGTCCAAGGCGCCGTCGGCGTCGGTAGCACGAGGCAGCAGCTCGGGCGTGCTGCCTCGCGGCTGCATGGTCCGCAGGTCTGCCAGGCCCAGGCTCTTCCAATCGTTCTGCCCCGGCACTTCCTTGGCAATCGTCGGCGGCCGGATACCGGCCCCCAGCGCCGCTGCGCGCACCGCAGGCGAGAGCTTGGCCAGCTTCTTCTGGACCATCTCTTCGAATGCTTTGCTGGCCCCTGAGGTTCCGGGGTTGTAGTCGAACCCCGGGTCGATGCCCTTGGGGATTTTCTGGACCTCGCCGGTGCGCGGGTTGCGCCAGTCCACCAGCTTCTCGGGTGGCGGCTGGGTTTTGAACGGCTCGCGCACCAGGGGCGCGGCCTCCTCCGTCTCGGCCCCGGGGCGTGACTCGCTGTAGCCGCGATCGAACTGGGCCTGCGTGAGCGCCACCACGCGGCAGCGGCAGTGGTAGCCGTTGGGCGGTCGGTGGGTGGACCACCACGGGTGGGTGATGGGCAGCACGGTGTTGTGCCAGGCGCGGTGGTCGGCGCGCACGCGGCTGTCATCCATGCTCACATAGCGCGCGTAGGGATACCGCGCCTGGTTGCGCAGCATGCGCTGCCACTGCCCGGCGGCCAGCGCCTGGCGCACGTTGGTGTCGTGGATCAGGCGCAGGCGCGCCTCGTTGAAGGTGGTCTTCTTGATCTCACCGGTCAGCGGGTCGGCCACCTCCAGCGTGCCCCACATGCCTTCTTTTTGGAGCAGCGCTCGGGTCTCGCGCAGCCAGTCGCGCCGCCTCAGGTCGCCCGCCACCGACTGGCTCAGGCTTTCCTGCACCCGCTCCAGCAGATCGGCGCGGGTCAGGCGGCTGATCGTGAACGCCCGCTCGTGCTCGGCGCGCCACAGATCGCTGTAGTAGCCGGTCTCGGTTGACAGCTTGCGGCCTTCCATGAAGGCAATCGCCTCGGCCGGCTTGACCCGCGCGAGCTGGGCAAACTCGCTGGCTGCGCTCATGCCTGGCCTGCCTCGTTCCAGCCCGCCTCACCGCCAGCAGCCGCGGCAAACGCGGTGCGGGTGAGCGAGTCGGTGAGTGCGCTGGAGTCCATTTCGGCCAGCATCGCCGGCAGGCGTTCCATCACCTCGGCTGCGCTCAGGCCTTGCGCGGCGGCGGCTTCCAGAAAGCGCTGCAGCGGCTGGGTGAGCGGCTCCACCAGGGGCTGCCAGTCGGCCAGCTCCTGGGCCACCAGATCGTCCATCGCGTCGCCGCTGGCGGCGCGCGGATTGGGTGCCTCGGCGAAGCTGGCGGGTGACTCGGCGGATGACTCGGCGGGTGATGCAGCAGCTGGCGCAGCAGCCCCAGCCAAACCGGCCACACTGGCCGAATTGACCACCACCGCCCGCTTGGTCCAGCCCTCGCCGTACTTCGCGCGCAGCGTGTCCGCGTCCAGCTCATAGCCCATTTCGTGAATGAGTTTGTCGGTCTCGGCGGTGGCCTTGAGGTCTTCCTCTTCCTTCACCTGGCGGTACACCTGGCACGGCTCGAAACCGTTGAATTCGCAGATCCACTGAATCAGCGTGGCATTCAAGGTTTCGCTCAGCAGATCGCTGTCGGCCTGCGTCAAATCTTGGCGCACGTTCTGGCGCTCGATCGCAGACGCGGCCAGCGCGCCGCCGCCTTTGCCCGCGGGTTCCTGCCCGGTCAGCACCTCGGCGATCCACTCGTCCATGTAACGCACCAGCTGCTCCTGGGTGGTCACATTGCCGCTCAGCTTGCTTTCCAGCAGCGCGATTTCCATGCCTTCGGGCGTGGCCAGATAACCGTCGTTGCTCATCGCGCGCAGCGCGTCCACCAGCGTGTTTTTTTCCTTCGGGCTGGCGTTGCGCGGGTATTTGCCGTGGGGCGTTGGGCTACCAAAACGGTCGTTCAATTTGTTCCAAGCCACAACACCTTTGCGCTTGAAATACACCGGCCACCACAGCTGCAGGCCCAGACCGGTGCCGTAGGGGTTGTCGTCTTCCGGGTTCACGCGGTGCACGATGAATTTGCGCTCGGGCACCGGTACACCGGTCAGCATGTTCTCGCGCGTGAGCAGCTGCAACTGGGGCGGGTTGTTCGCGTCTTCCTGCACAAACACAAACCGGCGCTGCGCCCGCTTGGGCGCTCGCGCAGGCACCACCAGGCCATCGCGCAGCGTCCACACAATCTCGGCCACCGTGTGCCCGGCCAGCAGCGCTTCCAGCAGATCGGAACACAGCTGGTCGAACGAAAAGCCCTTGAGAATTTCGGTGAGCGTGAGCGCATCGGCGCTGCCTTTGGCCGATGCTTTGCCAATGGGCTCCACCTGAAACGGTTTGCCAATGAGCGCGAGCTGGCGCTTTTGCAGCCCGCTGAACACCTTGCCATCGCGCTTCAAATCGCGGTAGAGCTCCACGCCACCGGCGCCGCGCTCAATCAGCAGCGGGTCGTTGGTGCGCAGCACGCCCATGTAGGTCTGCTCGAACGGGTCGCGCAGCCGGTTGGCGAATTCCGCGCCCATCTCGGGCGCGGGCAAATTGGCCAATGCGGTGGCAGGTGTGTCGGCCAGTCGATTGGTTTTGCGCAGGGTGCGCATTTCAGTAGCCATTCACAAAATCTCCCAATCGGTTGCTGCTCTCGCGCGGCCCGCCGCTCATGAATTCAATCGGTGCGGCCGGGTTGCTGGCCGCCATGCGCGCCAGCGCCATCGCCCAGAAGCGGTCGGCGTGGCCATTGCTGTCGGCCTCGGCCACAAAGCGAATGTTTCCCGCCGCGGTGGTCACTTTTTGCAGCTTGCGAAAGTCGGCGCGGATGTGTGGGTCTTCGGGGATACGCGCCTTGCGGTCCTCCATGTCGCCCTTCATGCCGTAGGCCAGCGCCTCCTTCACCTGTCCGGTGAACGTCACGCCCTCCACCCGGGCTTCGCCGAACTTGTCCTGCGCGTCGTCCGTCCAGCCAATGCCCAGGCCCGTGTTGTCAATGCACACCCGGTCGCAGATCTCGAACCACGGGTACAGCATCTTTTCCTGGTCGCTTTTGCGCATTTTTTCCATGCACTCCACATGCCGCGTGTACAGCACATCGCCCAGCTGCTCGAACACCCACAGCACCGTCAAGTCCTTCTTGCGTCCGATGTCCACACCCGCGAACAGACGGCCCTGAAACGGCCCCTGCAGACCGCGCTGCCAGTCGGTACCGCCCGGGTATTCGCAGGCCGTGATCAGCCCGTATTCCAGGAACTTCGCATCGTCGTCGGCGGCGATGCACTGGTATTCCTGGTCGAAGCTCTCGGCGTCCGCAGTGCCCGATTTGATGAAGTCGAAGTATTGAGCCTCGTCCATCGCCTGCTGCTCCGCGTCAGCCGGCAAAGCCTGCTGCAGCTTGAACAGAAAGCCCTGGTCGAGCGCGTCTTGCAGGGTGACGCGGTGCAGGCTGATTTTCTTGGGGTTGCGCCCAAACCGGGCCTCGCGCACCAGCCCGTTGAAGAAGCTGTTGCTGCCCCGGTGGGTGCTCACAATTTCCATGTTGCCGCCCCAGGTGATGCCGGGGTAAGCCACCGCCCACAGCTTGCGCTGGTCTTTGTGCAGCGCGAACTCGTCGAGCACGCGGCTGCCCCGCTTGCCCGCTTGCGCGTCCGGGTTGCTGCTCATGCTGTGAATGCGCCGGCCGCTGGCGAACTGCAGCACGTAGGCGCTTTGCTGCTTGTCCGCGTCCAGCACCACCTGCCCCAAGTCCTTCGCCGCCAGGCCCATCACGCCGGCCCACAGCTTGCAGTCCTCAATGAACAGCCGGGCCTGAATGTCGTCTCGGCTGCTCACCCATTCGTCGAACCGCGCGCCCTGCGCCGCTGCCCGCTCATTGGCCCCGTAGGCCGTGCTCCAGCTGATGCCGATCTGGCGGCTTTTCTCCATCAGCTTGATGCGCGACTCGTCCTTGATCCACGCCGACTGAAACGGCAGGAACACCGCATCTCGGTCGCGGGGGATGCACTTGGCGCGGCCTTTGAGGATCATGGTCAGAACAGCGAGCGCCAAAGCGCGCGACCCAATCGGTTGGTGAATGGGCACTCAGCCATGTGCCGGCGCAGCGCAGCAGCTCGCTTTTTGGACTTGGCGCGGCCTTTGATCACCATGCCGTGCCGCCAGTGGCCAGCTTGCTGCGCAGCTCGTAGCCCATGAGCGGCCAAATCTTGGCCACGGCGTTCTCGCGGGCGATGCGGCGGCCGATCTCAGCGTTGAAGTTGGCCGGGCTGGCGCAGGCGGACTCGCCGGTGACGGTGAAGCCGTTTTTCAAGGTCAGCACGCAGAAGGTGAGCAGCGCCAGCGGTTCAGCGCTTGGCACGTAGTCGGCCCTAACCACATTGCTTGAGTTCGGGGCAAACAGCACGGCCTCAGCTGCGTTGAAAAAGTGCTCGCGCACGATGCATGCCTCAATGTCGCCAGGCGTCACGCGCGGGGCCATGTTGGCACCAGCGTTGACGATGGCTTGCTCGGTCTGTTGAACTTGATTCATCGTGGTCTTTCAGTGGGTCAAACAATCCCCAGCGCTTCGCGAATCGCCGCCTTGGTATCCGCAGTCACGCCGCCCTTGTTCGGCATGGCTTCCAGCTTCGCGCGCTGCTCGGCCAGCAGGCTCTCCCTGGCGTCTTTTTCCACCTTCGCCTGGAACTGCTTCAAGTTCACGCTGGATCTGGTCAAGGTGGCGATGTTCTTGGCCGCGCTGCTGAGCATGCTCACCCGCTCGCCCGGGTCCAGATCGGGGTCGTCGGCTTCTTGCAGGCTCAGGATGGCCTCGAACAGCTCGGTTTGAATCAGCGCTGTCAGCGCCTCGCTGCGCGCGTCCTTGTCGTCGCCGGCCTGCGCCTGGATCAGCTTGGCCGCTTCGGTGCTGGCGCGAATGGCGCTCAGGCGGCGCTCCAGCTTTTGGCCATAGCGGCCAACGGCGCTGCGGCTGGGCAGCTCGCCCGCTCGGGCCTGGACGGGAAAGCGCTCGCGCAGGTCGGCAATCAGCTCATCGAGCGTTTGCGCGCCGCTGGCGAGCATCGCTTCGATGTGCGCTTTGATCTCGGGTGGCAGCCGTGCCACCGAACTTTTGCGGGCCATTCGCGGGCCTACCAGTAACGAGCCGGGCGTCCAATGCCCGGCTCTACGTCGATCGTGTACTCGGCCACGTCCACCCCGTGGCGCGTGAGCTGCGCGTGCCAGGGGCCGTGCGGGCTTTTGGTCAGCAGCACCAGGTCGCGGTCGGCCAGATAGCCCAGGTTCACCCGCAGCTCCATGGGCGAGGCGTCCGGGTACTGCGTTTGCGCCACGCTCAGAATCGGGCCTTCCGGGCAGCCCAGCGGGCGCGCGTTGTTGAGCGTGAGCAAGATCAGCCAGCGCAGCGCCTCGCGGCGCAAACGGGCCAGGTCGGGCAAAGATTCGAGGCTCATCGGGGGACTCCGGGGTGGGACTGCTGGAAACTGCTGCGCAGCTGCGCGTTTTCGATCTTGGTGGCCAGGCCGTCGAGCTTGGCCTCCAGCACACTTTGGCCGCGGATGTAGTCTTCGCGGCGCACATAGCTCAGCGGCAACTCCGCCTTCAGGCCCATCAACTCGCGCTCCACGCGCTGCCACTGCGCGCTCTCCTCGCGGTTGATCTGCTCAACGCCCTCCAGGCGCGAAACCATCGACTTGTGGTTGCTTTCGCGCGTCGCGTCTTGCTGCACCAGGCGCCCGTCGATGTGGCTGAGCTGCACGGCCAGCATGCTGCGCGCCAGCCCCCACATGGTTCCGGTGATGCTGATCACCAACAGGATGACCTGCCAAAGCTCAAGGCTGAAAGTGCTCATGTTCATGGGGCGGCGCTCGGGGCACTCGGGGTGTGAAAGGCGATCAACGCGTCCAGCCGCTGGCGGCAAACTTCAAACCGATTCCCGGCTTGAACGATCCAGCCAGCGAGGTCGGTATCGGTGGCAACGGGGGCACCGGGCGCAGCAGCTCCGGGCTGGGGCGGGGGCAATCGAGAAGGGCTGGCAACGGTGATGCCGGGGGCACCGTCGAGCAGCCGTAGAGCGCGATCAGACAGGCAAGCGCGGCCAGCCGTGGCGGTCTTGAGAGCATGGGTTTTCTCCTGGGTGAGTTGGTCGTTGGCGGCGAGCTGGTCGCCCAGCTGCGCGGCCAGGGCATCGCTCTGCGCCTGGGCTTCTCGCAAGCGGCGCGCGCTGGCCAGCTGGGCCAGCAGGGCCTGGGCAGCGTGGCCGGCCTTGAGGTCGGCGATCTCGGTTTGCAGCGGTGCGCGGCCCTGGCGCCAGCCAGCCCAGCCGCCCACCGCAAAGGCCACGGCCATCGCCACCACCAGCACGCCGAGCTGGCCGGGCACAAAGCGCCCAAGCAAAGCCATCGGGCTCAACGCGCCCACCCCGTCAACACCCAGGCCGTGCAGGCCATCGCCACAATGAAAACGCCAAGGCCCAACAGCAGGGCTGCGCCCGTTCGAGGCGGCAAGTCGGCCGGGCGGCTGTGGGCATCAGGCTCGGGCTGCGCCTGGCCTTGAAGGTCTTCGTGGTTTTCAAACAGCGGCGCGGCCAAGGCCTGCCGATCGGGCTGCAGCGCGGGCTGCGCCACCAGGCGCAACACCACCACCGCAAGCGCCAAACCACCCGAGACCCAGGGCCAGACGTCCGGCGCAAACAGCGGCACCACCAGCGGCAACACCTCGGCCTGCAGGCCGCTCAGCAGCGCCAACAACACCGCGGCCTGCACGCTGGCAAACCGCCACGCCAGCCGCCAATCGGGAATCAAACTGGGCAGGCGCTTCATACGATGCCTGCCAGATAGCGGGTCTTTTGTCCAGCGCCGCGAAACTGCGCGGTGAGCACCTGGCGGCGCGGCTGGGCAGCGGCTTCGGCCAGGCCCAGGTGCACCCAGGCGCCTTCGAAGATGAGCTGGTCGAAGGCAATGGACGAATCGCGGATGGCCTCGGCGATGGCCTTGGGCCGGCCGTACTTGGGGGCGATGAAATCGGCCGCCAGGCCGCGCATGTGGGCGCTGGTGAGGGCGCCGCCGATCAGCGAATTGACGGCAGGGCTGCGGTAGCCCGAGCTGACCAGGATGGGCGCATTGAACAGCAGCGCGCGCACCTGCTCCAGCGTGGCGGCCAGACGGGCCAGGTTGTCCAGCGCGTCGCCCACCGGCAAATTGCGCAGCCCAGCGCGCGCCGCGCTGTTGCTCACCGTGAGCTCGGCCAGCGTGAAATGCGGGCTGAGCCGGTGCTCCAGATGGGTGATGTGGGATGTCATGCACGGCATCGTGCCGCGCGCGCGCGAGGTCGGCTAAATGACGCGCGTCAATTGATGCGCTGGCGCTGGCGTGGCTACGCTGCCTGCTTTGCAACCCAACAAAAGAGGTGAGCTGTGACCGACCAAAACGCCATTGGCCGCGCAGACCGAGCCACCGGCCGTGTGGAGCTGCGCGAGTTGTTCAGCCACGCGGCGCAGGCGGGTGCGCCAGATGCTGAGCCAGCGCCAGACGACGCTACGCCTGTGGCCGACGAGCCACCCCAGGCGGGCGCACACCCAGAGGCACGCGACAAGCCTGCTCCAGATGGGCCAGAGCTTCTGCGTAGCCACTTTGAGCAGCTTCGAGCACTTCGCCGTTCGATTGCTGATCTCCGGCTTTTCGCCAGCAGCCTCGGAACTCGGCGGCGAAAGCTGATGGGTCAGGGTGTGTTCGTACCAGTGAGAGCACCGCACAAGCCCAAACCGACTGCTGCGCTGTCTGCGATGCGAGCACGTCGGCTTGCAGGGCCTGCTGCTCGGCCAGGTAAGCGATAGGGTCTTGGTCGGGGTTCATGGGGTTGCCATCGCCTGCGCTGCGCTAGCGCCCACAGCGCATCGCCTCGGTAATCTGCTTTTGCCGCTCGGCGCGCTCGCGGTCACCCAGCGTGTTGCTGCTGGCGCTTACCTGCATGTTGCGAATCTCAAAGGGCGTTGGACACAGCACAGACGGCCCGCTGCTCGCGTTGATCGACGGGCGTTTTTGTATATCGGTGACCTTGCCCGCTTTGGTGTAGACCAACCAAGTGACGCCGGGCCGCTCGTAGATCACCTGGTCTTGTTGCACGCCTGCGTAGTTGTTGGCGTTCACCAGCGTGGGCGTGCCCATGGCTTGGTCAAGCTCGGCGCGCGTCATGCCCACCAGCGGCTCGCCCCGGGCGATGGCGCCTGCCGTTTGGCTGCGCCACTCAATGGCCGCTATGTCGGCCCGCGTGCGCGCGGCAGACGCTGCTGACGATTCATTGGCGTGGCCACTGGCCGGGCGCACCGTGAGCGCCTCGCCCTTGCCTGCGCACGGCGCGTCTTGGAACGTGATCTGGCCATCTGGCCCGGTGCATTTGTTCACCGCCCAGGCGGGTGACACCGCCAGGGCTACGGTCGCGAGGGCCAGGGTTCTGAGCAGCATTTCAACGCCTTTCATGTTGATGTTCAGGCCGCGCGCTTGCGGCCTCTTGCTTGGTCAGCCGCATCCGAGAACGCGCCTAGCGTGGTCTTGACGCCCGCCTGCACACCCGCCGGTGCGGCGTGAAAGTTGTCCAGCAACACCCGGTCGCCGGCTGACACCGCGCGCGCTGGCTCGGGCGCACTGGCGCCGCCCATGCGCTGGCCGGTGAGGATGTAGAGAACGTCTGCGCCTGCGGCTGCAATGGCCGCGAGATAGGCGCTGTCAGGGTGGCGCTCCCCCTTCTCGTAGTTGATTTGTGCGCGTTTTTGTACGCCACCCAAGACCGCAAAGGCTTCTTGGGTGAAGCCGAGTCGTTCGCGTTCTTCGCGCAATCGAAAAAAAATGCTCATACGGACACCAAATCTATTGACGAGGTGCTCAAACGTGCACCATAATCGCATCACCGACGGACTAAGCCAACCTACCAAAACCCAGCCAACCGCACCCAAGGACCCCCAGCCATGACCACCCAAAACGAACTTCTGCAAGCGATCACCGTACTGATCGGCGCCGATGCCGTTGCCAAGCTGTGCGCCGACTTCGGTGGCCGTCAGCTCTACATTCCGGCTGACAAAACGCCCCGCCTGAGCCCCGCGCCCACCCTGCTGCACATCTGGGGCATGGCGCTGCCGCGCGCCATCTTCCCCACCGAACTGCAGTTCCGCAAGTTCATGGCAACAGATTCGGATCGTCTCGCAAGGGCGACTGCACAACAGACCGTATTGCTGGCCTTAGAGCACCCGGCTGACTATCAATCTCTGCCAGCGCATCTGCGCGAGCAAATAGTTGCGAGCGCACACCTGGCGGGCACGCCCCGGCTTGCAGATCACCTTCAAGCCTTGAGTACAGCGCCTGTGCAATCGCCCGCAGGTGAAGCGGCTGATGCAAATGCGGCCCATAGATCGCCGCGTCCACCAGAGCCTCCAACACCTGCAAGCGCTCCTGCAGTGCCTCAATGACTTGCGCATCGGTCATGACATTCCCTTCCCCTGAATCTGCAACACCAAGTCAAACCATTATGAACAAATTGAGAACCCCCGAAGAGGCCCGGGCCTGGCTGACCTACCAGGGCATCACCATCACCCAGTGGGCCGCAGACCACGGGTTCAGCCACCCGCTGGTGCGCGAAATCCTGGCCGGTAAAAAGAAGTGCCTGCGCGGCCAGAGCCACAACATCGCCATTGCCCTGGGCTTGAAGCGCGGCATCCCCACCACCAAGCCCGCCCGTGTGCAGCGCGAGCAGGCAGCCCAGGGAGCGCAGGCATGAACACCCCAATCGACCGCGCCACCTACGCGCTCAACCAAGTCTTGCCGGCCATGCGCGACGGCGGCTTCATGCTGGTCACCAGCAGCGGCCAGCTGCATGTGCCCCCGGGCCGCGAAGCCGAGCAGTTCGCCGACCTGCTGGCCCACTTTCAGCAGCTCGCTTTGATCCGTGCGCAGTGCGCGGAGCAACTGCAACAGGAATCCAGCGACACGCAAGCCGAAGGCAAGCCCGGCATCTTTGCCGGTTGGGCGATGGAGGACAACATCATTGGCCATGGCTGGCGCGCCACTGCGCCAGCGCCTGCTGGTGATGAGCGCGCTGCGCATCCAGCGCCTGCGCCAGCTGGGTCAGCGTGCGCTGAGCCGCTGCCTCCTGTGGTGTCTGCATGGGCCGCTGGTCAGCCCGCCATTGGTTCGTGAGCGTGAGGCCGTCCATGCACGTCTCTTTCTCCACCATCCAGGCCAGTGCCACCAAGGCCCGGCTCATGCCCTCCAAGCGGCCAGCCAGTTCGTTGAATTCTGCGGTGTTCATGGTGTTGCTCCGGTTGAGTGTTGCGAGGTCTGAACTTTGCCCCACGCAAGCCCGTTGCGCCACCTGCAAACCCGGCATTTGTTTGGAAGCCCCAGCCGCCACCCCAGCGAGGCACTTCCAATGACGCGCCGAAATTGGAAGGGCTACCAGCCCGCCACCCTGCGCGACGCGCTGCAAGGCTGCAAAGACTTCGCGCAGCAGCGCCACAACCTGAGCGTGGAGCGCATTGCCGAGCGCATGGGCCTGGAAGACCACTGGGCGCTCTACAAGTGGATCGCCAACGGCCGCATGCCGCTGGTGAACCTGCATGCCTACGAGCACGCCTGCGGCATCGACCTGGTCACCCGCTACCTGGCTGCCACGGCGGGCAAGTTGCTGGTACCCGTGCCCACCGGGCGCCAGGCCCAGCCCGCCGACATGGTGGAACTCAACAGCGGCTTTGCCCAGGCCCTGCAGCTGCTGACCGACTTCTACGCCGGCGGCCCCAAGGCCTGCCCAGCCAGCACCCTGGAGGCCCTGCGCACCCACCTGGAGCAGGTGGCTTACCACCAGCAAAACGTTGCCGCGTACACCAACCCCGAACTGGAGTTTTGAACCATGACCATGACCGACCTGAACGCACACACCAAAACCACCAAGCCGCTGGCCGAGAACCTGCGCAAGACCTGCGATCTGTTTCGCCTGCTGACCGGGCACGAGGTGCTGGGCCTGGCCCCGGGCGAGATTGCCAAGGCGCTGGGCGTGTCGCCCTCGTGGGTGTCGAACAACCTGCCCGCCCTGGAGGCCGAAACCGGCTTTGTGGAGCGCGTGGCTGGCACCAACCGATGGCGCCTGGGCGTGCCCTTTGTGCGCATCGCCCTGTCGGTTCTGGCCAACCTGAGCGCCCAGCGCCAGCGGCTGGAAGACGCGGCAAAGCGCTACGGCGTGCCTCACTGAATCACGAGCCTTTCTTTTTCCCAACCCCAAAACCGAGTAACACAACATGAACGCAGGAAGAAAACCCACCCCCGCCGCTGCCACCAATGAAACCGTCATAGACATGGTGGCCGTGCAAGGTGACTTTCAATCACTGAACGAAGTGGCGCTGATGCAGGCCCAACACGACAGCGCCGTGCGCGCTGTGGCCGCCAGCATGGGCTACCAGCTGCCCGCCGACTGCACCGATGCCGATCTGATTCAGCGCGACATTGCCGCCAACATGCGCCGCAGCGTGGAAGCGTGCTTGCAAGTGGGCATGGGCCTGCGCGTGCTCAAAGCTGCTTGCCAGCACGGGGAATTCATGGCCCGCTTGGATGTGCTGGGCATTGAAGGCAGCGTGGCGCGCCGCTTCATGGATGCATCGACCCGCTTTTCAAAACGTGCGACGTCGCACGTTTTGGGCGCAGCAGCTGGGCAATCCAAGCTGTTCGAAATGATGGTCTTGGACGACGAGCAAATCGAAGAACTGGAGCTGAACGGCCAGACCGGCGATCTGAGCTTGGACGATGTGGCCAGCATGTCGGTGCGGGAACTGCGCGCCAAGCTGCGCGAAGCCCGCGCCGAAAAGCAGGCAGTCGAAAAAGTCCTGGAGCGCAAGAACAAAGAAAACGACAAGCTGCAACTGGTGCAGGTGATGCCGCCCGACCAGCAGTTTGACGAACTCATGAAGAAGGCCAGCAGCATCACCACCGACGCGCTGGGCGCCATTCGCGGCGGTGTGCGCGCCTCGCTGGTGGCCATCCATGCCCACGCTGGCCGGGGCACCAACGATGTGGTGATGGCCGGCCTGGTGGGCCAGCTGCAGGCCGAGCTCAACGCGCTGCGCGAAGAGTTCAACCTGCCCGACGTGAGCAACGCCGCCGACGCGGCACTGGCCGCCGAAATGGCCCAGTGGGCCAACTGAACCCACCGGCTGCACACCATGGCACTCAACCCGGTCACCGTGACGCGCCTGGTGCAGCTGCGCCAAAGCGTGGCCCTGGCGCCCCACGGCCAGCGCGCCGGCCTGTACCAGGCGGCCTGCGCGGAGCTGGGGGTGAGCCTGCCCACGCTGCACCGCCACCTCGGAAAAGTCACCGTGAAAACCCAACGCAAAACCCGAAGCGACGCGGGCGATATGTCGCTCTGTCGCGAAGAGGCCGCACTCATCAGCGCGCTGCTCATGAGCAGCCACCGCAAAACCGGCAAGCGCCTGATGTCCATTGGCCAGGCCGTGGACATCTTGCGGGCCAATGGCGAGATACGCGCCGAGTCGCTGGACGCCGCCAGCGGCGAGGTTCGCCCCCTGTCTGACAGCGCCATTGCCCGCGCGCTGCGCAGCTACAACCTGCACCCCGACCAGCTCAACCGGCCCACGCCCAGCGTGGAGCTCAAAAGCCTGCACCCCAACCACGTGTGGCAGATCGACGCCAGCCTGTGCGTGCTCTATTACCTCAACGCCCGCAGCGCCAAAGAAAGCGGCCTGCAGGTGATGGCCCACGACCAGTTCTACAAAAACAAGCCCGCCAACTTGAAGCGCATCGAGGCCGACCGGGTGTGGAGCTACGAGGTGACCGACCACAACTCGGGCGCCCTGTTCGTGAACTACGTGATGGGCGCCGAGAGCGGCATCAACCTGGCCAACAGCTTCATGGCCGCCATACAGAAGCGCGAAGGCGACCCGATGCACGGCGTGCCCTTCATCTTGATGATGGACATGGGCAGCGCCAACACCAGCGGCCTGTTTGGCAACCTGGCGCGGCGCCTGCAGGTGAAGTTGATCGCCCACGCACCGGGCAATGCGCGCGCCACCGGGCAGGTGGAGAAAGCCCGCGACCTGATCGAGACCAGCTTCGAGAGCGGCCTGCGGCTGCGCCCGGTGCAAGACCTGGCCGAGCTCAACGCGCAGGTCCAGCGCTGGGCGCGCTGGTTCAACGCCACCAAGGTGCACAGCCGCCACGGCAAGACCCGGTTCGACCACTGGCTCACCATTGGCGCGGAGCAGCTGCGCATTGCCCCACCGCTGGCCCTGTGCCAGGAGCTGCTGAACCACACGCCCGAGAGCCGCAAGGTGAGCACCACGCTCACCGTGAGCTTCAAGGGCGGCGAGTACGACGTGAGCCAGGTGCCGGGCGTGATGGTGGGCGAGAAGCTGAACCTGGCCATCAACCCCTACCAGGTGGACGCGGCCATGGTGGTGGAGACCGCCGCCGATGGCTCCGAGCTGCTGCACACCGCGCCGCTGGTGGCGCGCAACGATGCGGGCTTCCGCGAAGACGGCAACACCATTGGCGAAGACTGGGGCCGCCCCGCCGACACGGTGCTCGATACCAACCGCAAGGAAATCGAGCGCCTGATCTGGGGCGCCGAGACCGACGAGCAAGCAGCTGCTGCGCGCAAGGGCAAGGCCGTGCCGTTTGGTGGGCGTATCGACCCGGGCAAGGTGATCGACCTGGCGCCCGAGCGCACCTATCTCGACAAGCGCGGCGAAGCAATGGCCCTGCAAGCCACCAGCGTGAGCACCCCGGCCCCGGTGCGCCAGCTCACCCACTTCGAAGCCGCGCGCGCCCTGGCGCAGCTGGGTGTGGCCATGTCGGCCGAGCTGGTGGCCACGCTCAAAAGCCTGCACCCCGAGGGTGTGCCCGAGACCGAGCTGCCCGCGTTGCAGGCCCGGCTCACGGTGCGCGCTGGGCTGCGCGTGGTGGGGGGCGCATGAGCGCCGAACGCCTGGCGCAGCTGGGTTCAAGCCAGCGCCGCGCGGCCAAAGCCATCGGCATGAGCAGCAGCGCGCTGAGCCGCGCCCTGGCCACGGGCCTGTGGCCCACACGCGGTGGGCAGCTTGCCCGCCAGAAATACGAGCAGTTCCTGAGCGACCTGCAAAACGAAGTTGGCCCCGGCGTGTTGACGCACGCCGAGGCCGTTCCCGCCCCAGTGGCAACCGTAGAAGAAACCCTTGAACAGGAAGAAACCATGTTATTGCAAAACGCCGCCCTGACCCCCGAGGCCCGCCGCCACTTCAACTTGCCGCGCAACCCGTTCGTGGACGACGTGCAGTCCAGCGACGACGTGTTCCAGACCGCTGGCGTGCGCTATGTGCGCGCCAGCCTGCTCGACTGCGCCCAGCACCACGGCTTCATGGCCATCGTGGGCGAGAGCGGCGCGGGCAAGAGCACGCTGGCCGAAGACCTGGAGGAACGCATTCGCACCGAGGGGCGCGAGGTGGTGGTGATCCGCCCCTATGTGCTGGCGATGGAGGAGAGCGATGCCAAGGGCAAGCCGCTCAAGAGCGGGCAGATTGCCGAGGCGGTGGTGCGCACGCTGGACCCCCAGGCCAGCCTGAAGAGCAGCCCCGACGCGCGCTTTGCCCAGGTCCACCGCTTGCTCAAAGCCAGCGCCAGCGCCGGGCGGCGCCACCTGATCCTGATCGAAGAGGCGCACACCATGCCCACCGCCACCTTGAAGCATCTCAAGCGCTGGCTCGAAGTGAAGGACGGCCTCAAGCGCCTGGTGGGTGTGGCGCTGATCGGCCAGCCCGAGCTGCGCACCCGCCTCTCCAACGGTGGCGCCGAGCTGCGCGAAGTGGCGCAGCGCTGCGAGCTGGTGGAGCTGGGGCCGCTGGACACCGATCTGGAGGGCTACCTGCGCCACAAGTTCGCCCGCTTCGACCTGAAGTACGAGCAGGTGTTCGACGTGGACGCGGCCGACGCCATCCGTGCCCGCCTGATCCACCTGCCGCGGGGCGGCAAGCCCAGCGACGCGCGCAGCATCTGTTACCCGCTGGTGATCAACAACCTGGTGAGCCGCGCGATGAACGCCGCCGCCCTGGTGGGCTACCCCAAGGTAGACGCCCAAGTGATTGCGGGGTGCTGAGCCATGAGCATCTTTCGCATCAAGGTGTTTTCTCCAGGGCGCCCGCGCGTGGCCTTCGTGGGCATCTTCGCCAGCAGCCTGGAGGCCACGTGTCAGGCCCTGGCCGACTGGCCGCAGGCGACATCGGTCAGCGTGATCTGCATTTCCGGGAGAGTCTCATGAACCATTGCAATGACCAGGGCGGCAAGCCCCGCCAGCAGCACAGCTGCGACGCGCTGGGCGTGTGCCAGGAGTGCTACCCCGCCTGCGGTGGCTGCTTCACGCGCCACGACACCGCCCGCATGACCGCGCCCGTGGCCAGCGGGCCGCGTTTCGCGTTTGCGCCAGGCGTGATTGATGGCGGCGAGCCGAGCCGCAGACAGCTGTTCAAGCGCCTGGCTTGGGCGGCCGCCTGGTGGCTGGGATGCGGCCTGCTGGCCGGGCTGGCAGCAGGCCTGGTGGCGGGAGCCATTCAATGAGCGGCCAAAAAGCCCCTGACACCATCGCCTGCCCGGTGTGCAGCAGCGAGCTGAGCCTGGAGCACCTGCTGGGGCATCTGGACGATGAACAGGCCTTCAGCCGCCTGGTGGCGCTCAGCGTGCCCATGGCGCACCTGGTGGTGCGCTACATCGGGCTGTTCACGCCCGAGAAGCAGCGCCTCACGCTGCGCAAGAAAGTGCGCCTGATCCAGCAGCTGCTGCCCGACCTGCAGCGCGAGGCCATCACCCACCGGGGCCGCGACTGGCCGGCGCCGCTGGAGCACTGGGGCAAGGGCATCGAGCAGATGCTGGCGGCGCGCGCCGCTGGCCGGCTGGACCTGCCCATGAGCGGCCACGGCTATCTGTATGCGGTGCTCGCCGGCATGGCCGACAAGCTCGAAGCCCAGGCCGAGCGCGAGGCTGAAGACACCAAGCGCCACGGGCCGCGCGCGGCCACCGTGAACGCCGCGCAGCCGGTGCAGGCCAACCCCGTGCTGGCCGCGCTCGACGCGCAAAGCCAGCGCGCGGTGCCGGTGCCCGCCCAAGCCCGCGAGCTGCTCGCCAACCTCAGACGAGGGCACGCGCCGTGAAGCCCAGCCCCAAGCCTTCCCCCACCCCACCTCTGTTTCTGTTACCTCACCACCTCAGACCATGACCATGAACCCAAACACCCCCCCCGCCCAGCTCACCGACATCGAGCCCGCTGCCCGTGCCTACGCCGATGCGCGCGGCAAGGTGTCCGAAATCGTGACCGACCTGAACGACGGCATCGCCGCCTTGAAGCGCGACAGCATGCCCGGCCTCAAGCGCGCCATTGCGCGCGCCGCCGACAAGCACGACCAGCTGCTGCGCATCATCCAGGCCAACCCGGGCCTGTTTGTCAAACCCCGCACCGTGATCTACCACGGCATCAAGCTGGGCTACGCCAAGGGCAAAGGCGGCATTGCGTTTGACGACCCCGCGCAGGTGATCAAGCTCATTCGCAAGCACCTGCCCGAGGCCGCCGACACGCTGATCAAGACCACCGAAGCGCCGGTGAAAGACGCCCTGGCCCTGCTCACCGTGGCCGAGCTGAAAAAGCTGGGCTGCCACGTGGTGGACGCCAGCGACGCGGTGCTGATCAAGCCCGCCGACAGCGCGGTGGACAAGCTGGTGGACACGCTCCTCAAGGGCGCCACCGAAACCGAAGGAGAGGCGGCATGAGCAAAATGAGCAAAGCCAAGCCCTACCTGCCCCACGCCAACACGCTGGCGGCCAACGTGTGCCAGTACTTCCGGCGCCTGCCCGATGAGCAGCTCTCGAGCAAAGACATCGCCATCAAATGGGACTGCGAGACCGGCAACGTGCGCCACCAGCTCAAGCTCGCGGTGGCCGCTGGCCTGCTGAGCCTGGACGGTTCGGTCTACGGCGCGGGCGAGCAGATCGAGCGGGTGTCGGTCTCGGTGCAGCCGTTTGTGGGTGCCTCGGCGTCTCGCGCCGCGCAAGGGCGCGCCCCGGTGATCGACATCGAGGCGATCGAGTTCGATGACGACGTGCACCCGAGCGTGGGCGGTGGCGGCAACGGCCCCACCCTGGTGGAACGCTGGACCGCCAAACTCAAGACCATGAAAGTGGGCCAGAGCTTCGCCGTCTCCCGCGAGCAGCGCTTCACCCTGCAAACCGCGATCACCCAGCTGCGCAAGCAAGGCGGCCCGGTCACCTACATCTCGCGCAAAAAGGGCGACCAGCTGCGCGTGTTTTGCCAGCCGGCGCAGCCCAAGGAGGCGGCATGAGCACCAGCCCGATCAACGCCGCCAAGGGCATGCAAGGCTTTGTCAGCGCGGCCCAGCGCAAGCGCTGCGGCATTTGCCAGCATGTGGCCAAGCTGCAAACCGACACCTGGCAGTGCCGCAAGGGCGGCTTCCTGACATCGGCTTATTCGGTTTGCAAGGTCTGGGAAATCAAGCAACCCCCGGGGTTTCGCCAGCCCACCCCCATCGCCACCCCCACCCACCACACTCCAATCGGGCAGCAACAGGCCCCGCAGGGTCTAAACCCTGTCCCAAAGTGTCCCAAAACGCCGGGGCAGGGCATTGGTGCCACAACCACCAAAAACGCCGCCAGCGGCCCCAAACTGAGCTGAAGCCATGCCCCGCCACATCGCCGCCATCCACGTGCTCAAAGCCCAGCTGAAGCTGAGCGACGACGACTACCGCGCTTTGCTGGTGCAGCTCACCGGGCAGGCCAGCAGCAAGGGCTTGCCCGAGCGCGAGCAAAGCGCGGTGCGCGAGCACCTGCAGCGCCTGGCCGAGCGCATGGGTGTGGCCAAGCCCAGCCGCGCCCGACCGCTCAACGCAAAAGCCTTTGCTGCCAAGAAAGCACAGGCCAGCCCAAAAGAGCGCAAGGTGTGGGCGATGTGGAACCAGCTGCACCGCGATGGCAAGCTGCGCGACAACAGCGCGGCAGCGCTCAACGCCTGGGTGCAGCGCACGGTGGGCGTGAGCGCGCTGCTGTGGTGCAACGACGCGCAACTGGTCACCCTGATCGAGGCGCTCAAAGGCTGGCAAGATCGCCGCGCTTCCTGAGCCCCACCCAGCACCCCAGCCCGCACAACCGCACCGCCACAAGGACCCGCCATGTTTGAAATGTTCGACCGCCCCGACCTAGAAGAGACCACGCAGCAGCAGCTCGCGCCGCTCACCGAGCTGCTGCCCGCCGACTGGCCGCCCACCTGGTGCGAGCTGGCCACCAGCCACTTTGTCACTTTGATGGCCACGCCCACCAGCCACCGCGCCGACCCCAACCACCTGGCCCACCTGGCGATGGCGCTGGCGCTGGGCATCGCGCAGGACATGGGCGGCACGCAGCCTTACATTCCGGTGGGCGCGGTGGCAGCGGCCGGCGCTCGCGCACGCAAGGCAATTGAGCTGCTGGGTGCGCGTTGCAGCTACCAGGAAGCGGCGCGCGCCACGGGGTTGACCGAGAACCGGGTGCGCAAGATCGAAGCGGAATGGCGCAAGCAGCAGATCGCGCAGCGCCAGGGGCGGCTGGACCTGCAACCCAGCTGAGCGGCGCCGCACCCCACGGCCCACCCTCTTCACCAGGCCCCGACGCCCTCGCGCGTGCGGGGCCTTTTTGTTGGTTCAAAGCAGTGACGCCCGCCATTTAGGCCGCCACCCGGTGCGGGCCGACAGTGCGGTCCATGCCATCGCCCACCCCTGCCAATTCAACGCTGCCCGGCGGCATTGAAATCTTTCGCCCCGGTCGCCACACCGACGACTCGGGCACCGTGCATTCGTTCACCGAAGCCGATGTGGCGGGCATGGCGGCCAGCTACAGCCCGGCGCTGCGCGAGGCGCCGCTGACCGTGGGGCACCCCAGAGACAACCTGCCGGCCTACGGCTGGGTGAAGTCGCTCACGCGCAACGCCGCCGGTGCGCTGGCCATTGAGGCCCACCAGGTCGAGCCGCAGTTTGCCGAGATGGTGAGCGCGGGCCGCTTCAAGAAGCGCAGCGCTTCCTTCTACCCACCCCAGGCCCCCAACAACCCCACGCCCGGGCGCTGGTACCTGCGCCATGTGGCGTTTCTCGGCGCGCAGCCCCCGGCCATCGCGGGCCTGAAAGACATCCAGTTCTCTGAAGGCGACACCAGCGAAGGCGCGGTGTCGTTCAGCGAAGCCGTGTCCACCACCCCAGCAACCCCCGTTCCCCCCGCAACCGCAACCGCAACCGCAACCGCAACCCCACCCCCACCGGAGCAAGACCCCATGGACGAAGAATTGAAAGCGCAGCTGGCCCAGGCCCAAAAAGACTTGGCTGACGCGCAAGCCGCCACCGCTGCTGCCACCCAGAAAGCCACCGCAGCCGAGGCGCAGGCCGCCAGCTTCGCCGAGCAGGCCCGGGCCGACCGCAAGGCCGGTTTCGTGAGCTTCGCCCAGGCGCAAGTTCAAGCGGGCAAGTTGTTGCCCAAAGACGAGGCCATGGCCGTGGCCACGCTGCAAGCGCTGGCCGACGCGCAGCCGGTGGAGTTCGCCGAGGGTGACGCCACCCGCAAGGTGAGCCCGGCGCAGTGGTTGCAAGACCTGCTGGCCAGCGCGCCGCCCGCCGTGAGTTTTGGCGAGTTCGCCCCCGGCAAGGGCAGCGGCCAGATTCAACCCGGCAGCGCCCGCGGAAAAAGCGACGCCGAGATTGACACCGCCGCGCGCTCCTTCATGCGCGCCCACAAGGTGGACTACGCCGAAGCGCTGACCGCCGTCACCAGCTCGTTCACCAGCTGAACGCCACCACCCCGCACACACGCAAGGACGCATCCAAATGATGACCCCCGCCGACATTCGCCTCAAGCAAAACCCCATCCTCACCAACCTGCTGCTGGGCATGGGCCAAGGCAGCATGGTTGCCGAGCAGCTGTTCCCCCGCCTGCCGCAAACGCTCTCCAGCGTGAACCTGGCCAAGCTGGGCGACGAGCGGCTGCGCCGCTACAACCTGCGCCGCGCGCCGGGCAGCGCCACCAAGCGCGTGAACATCAAGTTCGAAGGCGTGACCTACTCGGTGGACCAGTACTCGGTGGAAGTGCCCATGCCGCGCGAGCTGCTGCGCGAGGCCGACGAGAGCCGCAAGCTCAACGTGGGCAACTACCTGGACGTGAGTCGTATCGCCATGCGCACCTCCAGCGACATCCTGGGCCTGGACTACGAGCTGGAAGTGGCGGGCATGGCCACCACCGCCGGCACCTACGCCGCGGGCCATGTGCTGGCGTTGGCCGGGGCCACGAAGTGGAGCGCGCCCACCGGCACGCCCGTGACCGACATCCGCGCGGCCAGCGACGTGATCCGCAAAAAGATCGGCAAGCGCCCCAACAAGCTCACGCTCTCCGCCGACGCCGAGAGCGCGCTGGTCATGAACGCCGAGGTGCGCTCCTACTTGCCCTCCACCCAGATGGGCGCTGCCACGCTGGACCAGCTCAAGACCATTCTGAAGGTGCAGGAGATCGTGGTGGGCGACGCGGTGTGGGTCGACGAGACCGACACGGGCCGCGACGTGTGGGGCAACAACGCCGTGCTGGCTTATGTGCCCACCATCGGCGCCGGGGGCAGCGCAGACATCAGCCTGGCTGAGCCTGCCTTTGGCTTCACCAACGTGATCGAAGGCAACCCGTTTGCCGAGACGCCTTACTACGAGAACGGCAGCAAGAGCTGGGTGTATGGCGCGACGTATGAGCGCCGCCCCAACGTTGCCTACAACACGGCCGGCTTCTTGTTCACGAACCCCAAGTAACCCCCGCGCGCCGCTTCGCGTCACCCCCCAGGGGGCGGCGCTGGCGCCCCGGCAAAGCCGGTTGCACGGCGCCCTGGCTGCAAACCACTTTCTATAAGGATTTTCCCAATGCCAAAACTCATTGCCATGGTGGCCACCGCCGTGATGCTGGACGGTGTGCGCACTGTCATCCAGCCCGGCGAAGAGCTGCCCGAGCTGAGCCCGCACGATGCCAGCGAGCTGCTGGCCAGCGGTGCGGCGCAAGACACCGCCGCCACCGACGCTGAGGCGAAGGCCCAAGCGAAAGAGGCCCGTGCAGCCGCGGCTGAGATTGAAGCGGCTCGTGAGCGCGTCAAGGCCGAACGCGCCAGCACCACACCTGCCGCCATGACCGCGCCCGACAAGCCGGCCAAGACCAAGTAAGCAGCCCAGCAACACTCTCAACAGGACCAGCACCCCATGCCCTCACAAAACAACACCGGTCGCCAGTACGACAAAACCCATGGTGTGACCACCGTGGCCCAAGTGGCCCTGGCCGACGCGCGCTTTGTCGCGTACGACGGCGGCTATCCCACCAACGCAGGCGGCGCGAAAGCCGTGCAAGGCGTGAGCGAAAGCAACGCCGCAGCTGGCGACGCGCTCAACCTCGTCACCGGCTACAGCGCCCTGGTGGAAGCCGGTGCAGCCATTGGCTTTGGCACGCTGGTGAAAGCTGACGCCACGGGCCGCGCCATTGCAGGCACGCTCACCGACCACTGCGGCCGCGCGCTGGGCGCGTCCACCGCCGCTGGCCAGCTGATCGAAGTGCAGCTGCTGCAGCACACGCACCCGTAAGCGGCTGAGCCCACCACGCCCCAAGCCCGGCACCATGAACTACGCCAGCCCGCAAGACCTGATGGATCGCTTTGGCGAGGCCGAGCTGCTGCAGCTCACCGACCCCGATCTGCAAGCGGTGCAAACGGCGCGGGTGCAGCGCGCCATTGACGACGCGCAGGCCTATGTGGACAGTTTTGTGGGCCGCGTGTACCGATTGCCGCTCTCGGGCTGCGTCAAGCCCACGCCCACGCAGGCCGACCCGCAAGCGATCACCCTGGTGGCGCCGCCCCAGCTCGCGCGCATCACCGCCGACGTGGCGCGCTACTACCTGTGGCGCGACTTCGCGCCCGAGAGCGAGGTCTACCTGCGCCACAAAGCCGCCACAAAAGAGCTGGAGGCCATTGGCGAAGGCAAGGCCACGCTCAGCTGCCCCTGGGGCGGCTTGCCTGGCGCGCTGGTGCAGGGCAGCGAGCCGGGTGACGCCGAGGTGTTCCACGGCTTCAGCCCGCGCCGCATGGTTGACAGCGACCTGGCGGGCTACCGGTAATGAGCACCACCGGCATGACCCCCGAGCAGGCCCACGACTTCATGGCGCTGGAGCCGCGCCTGGTCGCGCTGCTGAAAGACGCTTTTGCGGGTATGAGCCCGGCGGTCCACGTGCTCACCGCGGCCGATCTGGGCGCGGTGGCAGAAGCCCGCCAGCTCACGCCAGCGGTGCATGTGATCTACGGCGGCTACCGCATTGAGCAAGACATTGGGCTGGCCTGGCGCCTGCAACACACCTGGTACGCGGTGGTGGTCGTCAAGCACGCCGCCCAGGTCAAGACCGGCGCTGCTGGGCGCCAAAGCGCGGGCCAGTTGGCCGCCACCGTGGTGCAGGCGCTGGCCGGCGCGGTGGTGCCTGGCGCGGCGGAGGCGCTCACGCTCATCACGCCCCCAGCCCCCAGCTACGCCGCGCCCTACACCTACCTGCCCACGGCGATTCACGCCGTGACCCATTTCCGCAAATCCCCCACCCACTGACCCACCAGGACCCACACCCATGGCCGCGATCGACATCATCAAAAAGACCTACCGCCCCGTTGCCCGCGTGGGCCAGTTCTACGCCGCCGTGTACGGCAGCCAAGTGCTGCTGCCCATGGGCAACGTCCTCGAAGCCAGCACCGAGCAAAGCGAGAGCGTGGAGAAGCAAGACGACATGACCGCGCTGGGCGGCGGCACGCACAGCGAGCTGCGCCGGGTGACCGGCGTGATGTTCAAAGCCAAGCTGGCCGACCTGAACATCGTCAACCTCGCCCGCGCCCTGCGCGGCACGGTGAGCGCGCAGGACGCCGGCACGGTGGTGGACGCCCCCTACACCGCCACGCTGGGCGCTCTGCTGCCCCTGCCGCACACCGGCGTGAGCAGCCTGGTGGTCAAGAAAGGCCCGTTGGCGGGCGCCGCCACCGTGGTTGCAGCAGCGGGCAATTACGAGCTGCGCCCCGAGGGCGTTTGGCTGCCCGAGACGGCCCCCGGCATCACCGCCGCCGACCAGCTGTGGCTGAGCTACAGCCACGCCGACCAGGTGGTGGTGGAGGCGCTGACCGCTGCCACCCCGGAGCTCTACATCCGCTTTGCGGGCTTGAACGAGGTGGAGAGCGGACGGCCCAGCGTGGTCGATCTGTGGCGCGTGAGCCAGGGCGTGACCAAGCAGCTGAGCCTGATCAACAAGGGCTTCACCACGCTGGACATCGAGGGCGAGCTGCTCAAGGACCCCACCAAGACCGGCCTGGGCGTGAGCGGCTTCATGCGCACCATCGAGCGCTGACGCGGCCAGCGGGGCCTGGCCCCGGCCCACTCCTCGCGCACCCCAAGCGCGCCACCTGGCCCACGCTGGGCGGCGCGCTTTTTCTTTTGCACCACCAGGTAGGCCCCCATGGCGATTCGCCCGATTGAGATTCTGATCCGCGCGCGCGACGAGTTCAGCGGCGCGCTGAGCGGCATGCAAAGCAAGGTGCTGCTGGCGGGCGCGGCCATTGCCGGGGTGTTTGGCATCTCCCTGTTCAAGGGCGCGGTCACCAGCGCCGCCGAGCTCGAAGCCCAGCTCTCTGATGTGCAGGCCGTCAGCGGCGCGACCAAAGACGAGATGCAGCTGCTGCGCAAGGCGGCAGAAGAGGCCGGCGCCAGCACCAAGTTCACCGCCACCGAAGCGGCCCAGGCGCTGGGCAATTTGGCGCGCTCGGGCATGTCGGCCAAAGATTCGATTGCGGCGCTGCCCGCCACGTTGAACTTGGCGCAAGCGGGCTCGATCGATCTGGCTGAGGCCAGCAGCATCATGACCCGCTCGCTGGCCGGCTTTGGGCTGGCAGCCACCGACGCGGGCCGCGTGGCCGACCTGCTGGCCATGGCCGCCAACGCCAGCGACACCAGCGTGACCGGCCTGGGCCAGGCGCTCAGCTACGCCGCGCCCACGGCCAGCGCCATGGGCATCAGCCTGGAAAGCACGCTGGCCATCATCGGCAAATTTGCCGACGGCGGCATCGACGCCAGCCGCGCCGGCACCGCGCTCAACGCCATCCTGGCCCAGTTCGGCGACCCCGCCAGCAGCTTCCGAAAGGAGCTGGCGGCCGCTGGCATCACCACCGGCAACTTCGAGACCGCGCTGGTGCAGCTGGCCGGCGCGGGCGACAAAGGCAAGGACGCGATTCGCGCCGTGGGCACCGAAGCCGCGCCTGCGCTGCAATCGCTGTTGAACCGGGGCGTGCCCGCGCTGGAGGCGCTGCGCCAGAAACTGGTGGAGAGCGCGGGCAGCGCCGATCAGTTTGCCAAGCAGGTGGGCGACAACCTGACGGGCGCCACCAAAACGCTCAGCAGCAGCTGGGACGCGCTCAAGATTGCGCTGGGCACACCGGTGCTGCCCATCCTGAAAGATGCGGTGAACGAGCTGGCCGGCTCGCTGCGCAATGCGGTCAGCGACGGCACGGTGGGCAGGTTTGGCGATGCGATTGCCAAGGGCTTCCAGGCGGGCCTGGAATGGGCGCGCAAGTTCCTCGCCGAGGTGGACTTCGCGGCCATCGCCCAGCGCCTGGGCAACGCGGCCGACCAGGTGGGCGCGGCCTTTGACAGCATCCGCAGCAAGGCAGAGACGGCGGGCGACCTGGTGCGCCTGGTGTGGGGCGCCATGAGCGCGGGCGTGAACACGGTGCTGGCGGCGGTGTTCACCGTGGGCGAGGCCTTCGCCGGCGTAGCGAGCAACATCCAGAGCGGCCTGGCCCTGATCCTTGATGGGCTGGCCAAGATCACGTTTGGCGGCGTCTCGGCCAACTTCAAAGCCGCCGCCGATGACATGCGCCTCAGCGCCGAGGCCACCTGGGCCAGCAGCGAGGCACTGGCCGACAAAGCCCGCCAGTCGTTCATCGGCCTGAGCGACGGCGCGCAGATGGCGCGCGATGGCTTCGCCGGGCTCACGGGTGAGATGCAAGCCAGCCAGCCCGCTGCCACCGCCGCCGCCCAGGCCATTGGCACCGTGGCCAAAGAGCTGCAGGCCGTGGCCGAGAAAAACGCCGAGGCCCGCCGAGCCACCGAAGCCAAAACCGCCGCCGATGAAAGCGCCAAGTTGGCGGTGGCGCAGCTGCGCGCCGAATACGAAGCCGCCGTGAACATGGGCAACTGGCAGCTGGCAGCCGAAAAAATGGAGGAGCTGAGCCGGGCCACCCTTCAGGTGGGCACCGATGCCAAGCAGACCACTGAAGAAGTTGAAGCGGCCTTCACCCGCATGGGCATCAAGACACAGGCCAGTTTGCAGGCCGCAGCCGAGAACAGCCGCAAGGATTTCGAGACCATCAAGGCCAGCGGGCAAGCCACCGCCGACGGCTTGCAGCAGGCGTTCAAGAAAATGGCCGACGCTGCCATTGCCTCGGGCGATGCCGGTGCGATCGCGTTCGTGAAATCGCAGGCCGCTGCGCAGGGCTTTGAAGTCACGGTGGACAAAGCAGGCAACACAATCGTTCGAAAAATGAACGAGGCGCGCGACGCCACCCGTGGCGCGGGCAATGCCGCTGAAGACGCCTCCAAAAGCTACCAAGGCCTGGGCCTGAGCGCCGAGCAAGCGGCTGCGAACGTCAAAAAGCTCGCCGAGATCAACGCCAAGTACGCCAGCCCGCTGGGCAATGACAAGTTCGCGAGCCCGCTGAACAATGGCCCCACCGCGATGGGGAAAGCTGGTGCCGCAGTGGACAACTCGTTGCAGTTCAGCTTGCGGGACAAGCTCAACAACAACACGCTGAGCGATGCAGATGTCCCGCTTCTCAAAACGGCACTGGCAACGATACGAGCCAACCAGGCTGTCATGAATACCATTTCTCCCGGCTTGAACAGCCTGCAAGGGCTTGCATCCGACCGCGAATGGGCCAATGTGGCGACCAGGTTTGATGATTTCATCCGCGAAGCCGAACGCCCGGCCCCCGCAGCGCAAACCCCAGCTGTGCAGCAGCGCAGCCCGTCGGGCACAAACACCCCGGGCGCCACATTCGTCAGCAACATCACCCTGCCCGGCGCCGGCACCACGCGCTTGAGCTTTGCCGACGCGGGCAGCCAGCGCGATGCCGAGGCGCTGCTGCGACAACTCACCCAAGCCAGAGGCGCATCGTCATGACCATCACCCTCACCCACAACGGCACAACAGCCCACATCAGCGACCGCCTGGACTGGGTGGACGAATACGAGTGGAGCCCGGTGGAGCAGGCCAGCGCCTACAGCACCACCGGCGCGCTGCTGATCGATGTGGCGCTCAAGCAAGCGGGCCGGCCGATCACGCTGGTGGGCACCGACACCGCGGCCTGGATCAGCCGCGCGCTGTGCGACACGTTGCAGGCCTGGGCCAGCCTGCCCGGCATCACGCTCACCCTCACCCTGCGCGGCACCGCCCACCAGGTGGTGTTTGACCACGCGCAAAAGGGTTTTGCTGCACGCCCAGTGTGGAAGCTGCTCGACGGCGAGATCACCCCCGCCCTGATGTACCTGCCGACCTTCCGCTTCCTGACGGTCTGAGCCAGGGCACTGCGCCGCACCAGCGCACAGCGCAGACAGTGACACGCGCCACTTAGCCCGGCTCGCGCGCGCGCGGCAAAGTGCCGTGCATGCAACCCATCACACACACCTACAAGCAGGGCACCAGCCTGTGGTTTGGCTGCGAGTTGCTCGACGACGCTGGCGCGCCCGCCTCGGGCCTGGGGGTCGATGTGGCCTGCACCGCCGAACACAAAGCGTCTGGCGACACCCGGGCCATGACGCTGGTGTGGATCGACCGCGCGCAGGGCCGCTTTGAGCTGTGGGCGCCGGGCGCAGGCACCTGCAGCGACTGGGCCACCGGCATGTGGCTGTGCGACGTGCAATGCACCCGCGAAGGCGCGGCCACCGGCGCACGCGCGCTGGTGCTGGCCAGCGAGACCATTGGCCTGTTGATCCAGGCGCGGCCATGAAGATACGCATCATGCAGCGCGGCCAGCCCTGGGCGCTGGCGACCGAGGCGGTGGGCCAAAGCGCGCAACCGATTGCCACGCTGCGCACCACGCAGGGCCTCACCGGCGCGCCGGGCAGCTCGGGCATGGCGCAGATCTCGGGCGACCCGGCCAACGCGCTGGGGCTGGGGCAAGACGGCAAGCTGTTCGTGCCCCCCGTGCCCGCCGTGCCGGGTCCGCAAGGCCCGCAGGGTCTGCCAGGTCTGCCGGGCGCCGACGGCGCGCAAGGTCCGCAAGGTCTGCCAGGCGCCGATGGCGCGCAGGGTCCGCAAGGTCCGCAAGGTCCGCAGGGTTTGCCGGGCGCCGATGGCGCGCAAGGTCCGCAAGGTCTGCCAGGCGCGGACGGCGCGCAAGGTCCGCAAGGCCCGCAGGGTTTGCCAGGTCTGCCGGGCGCCGATGGCGCGCAAGGTCCGCAAGGTCTGCCGGGCGCCGATGGCGCGCAGGGTCCGCAAGGCCCGCAAGGTCCGCAAGGTCTGCCGGGCGCCGATGGCGCGCAGGGTCCGCAAGGTCTGCCGGGCGCCGATGGCGCGCAGGGTCCGCAAGGCCCGCAGGGTCTGCCAGGTCTGCCGGGCGCCGACGGCGCGCAAGGCCCGCAAGGTCTGCCAGGTGCGGACGGCGCGCAGGGTCCGCGAGGCCTCTCAGGCCCGCCGGGCCCCACGCCGGCGCGTTCGCTGTTTCTGCCCGAGCCCACCGCCAGCGAGCGGGTGGCGCTTTTTTTCACCAGCGAGGCGCGCACGCTGAGCAAGCTCGTGGCCGCGCTGCCCGGCGCCAGCGCCAGCCCGAGCCTGGCCTACAGCGTGCGCTTCGCCGCCGATCTGTCGGCGCTGGGTACCGAGGCCGTGGCTGGCGGTTCGCTGGTCACCAGCGCCACCTCTGGCGATGAAGTCACCAGCTTCACCACAGCCGCCATTCCGGCTGGTTCGTGGGTCTGGCTCACCACCACAGCCAAAGCGGGCACCGTGCCCGCGCTGTCCCTCACCCTGGAGTTCTGAAGACCATGACCATCAGCACCGTCGACGGCGTTGTCAACGCCCTGGCCAATGGCGCCAGCCGAATCGTGTTTGACAAAGCCAGCCTGGCCAGCCAGGTGGTGGGCCGCTTTGTGTCCATGTGGCGGGCCGCCGGGCAGCCCGCGCAGGGCGCCATCCCTGCGGCGCCCGCTGTTTGCGACCACACGCTGCTGGGCGGCATTCAGTTCGCCCAACAGGTGGCGCCGGCCACCAGCTACATCGGTTGGCTGGCCGTGGCATCGAGCAACAACGCGCAGACGCTGGAGATCCACGACCGGCTGGCCCATTGCGCCGGTCTGGCGTTCAACCTCACGAGCGCGCAAACCACCAACCTGCCGATCGACATCGAGGCGCTGGGCGTTGCCGCCTCGCGCATTGGGGACGCCAATTACGGTGACGTGCAAACCTGGTTGGAGGTGTACGCAGACGGCGGGGCCACGGCATCCAACGCGGTGATCAACGTCACCTTCGATGACAACAGCAGCGGCAACCTGGGCAACCTCGCCGTGGGCGGCACATTGCGCGCGGGCAATCTGCTGAGCGTTGACGCGCTGCGCACCACGGCGCAGCAGGGCAAGAACATCAAGCGCATCAACTCGGTGACGCTTTCGGCCTCCACCGGCACCGCGGGCAATTTCGGCTTCACCTTCACGCGACCGCGCACCACCGTGCTCATGGCGCTGGCCAACGCGGCCGCGCCCTGCGACTGGGCTCAGCTCGGCCTGTCCGAGGTGCCCAACGGCTCCTGCCTCTTCGCGGTGATCCTGCCCAGCACCACCAGCAGCGGCACGCTGCGCGGCGGCGGCAAGATCATCCACGGCTGAGCAGGCGCGGCCCCATGAACCCCCAACGATTCGCCCTGCGCCTGCCGCGCGGCGGCTCGGCCCAGTGGTCAGAGCCGGTGTTGGGCCTGCTGCTGCAGGCCGCGTTCTTCAGCGGCGCCAACCCCGCACCGCCGCCGCCCGCGCTGCGCCGCCGAATCCTGCTCATCTGCTGACAACCCCCAAGGGAAGCGACCCCATGCCCATTGAACCCGACGACATCAAACTGCTCGCCAGCGAGCGCCTGACCGACAACAGCGACGGCGGTGGGCGGCTGACCGCGAACACCATCCAGGACGCCGCCGAAAACAACCTGTTCGACGACGTGGCAGACCTCGACCGGGTCACAGGGCGCGTGAGCCTGCGCAAGGCGGGCCTGGCCGTGCAGACGCCCGACACAGAAAAGTACCTGGGCGCGCGGGTGATGGTCAGCGAAATTCCGCAAGACCCTGCCACGCACGGCGTGCTGTTCAGCCCAACCAGCCCAGACGATCTGCGCTCCGACGCGGTGTTCAAGCTCGCGTCTTACCTCGCCCCGGGTGGCACCTATGGCGGTCTGCTGTACGGCAACCACCTGGCGGGCATGTCCACGGTGATCATGTTGCAGCGCCTTACGGTGCCTGCCCCGGTGGTGGGCGACGTGCTCTACCTGGTGGCCGACGAAGATCAGATCAGCGAAAAAAGGCAGTACTGCCGCGTGACTGCCGTGGCCACGCTGGTGCGCACCTTTGAAGATGCGTCGGGTGAGTTTCAGCGCCTGCAGGTGACGCTCAGCATCAGCGAGCCGCTGGCTCTGAATTTCACGGGCTTCGAGGCGCAGCGGCTGGATGCCAGCATCGACTACACCGGCAAGACGCGCATTCGCGAAGTGATCGTGGCCGATGCGGCTCAGTACTACGGTGCCAAGGCGCTGCAAGCGCCCGCCGCGCTGGGTGGCATGACGGTGAAGGTGGAGAGCGCTTTTGCGCAACTGCTGCCCAGCTCGCAGGTGGAAACCGCGCTGACCAACCGCGACCCCACGCCGCCCACCGACGCCCTGGTGGGCAGCGGGCGGGTGGTGAGCTACAGCCAAAACGTGAACTGGGATCCCAGCAGCTCATTGGCGCTTCCCAGCTCACCGCTGCCCGGCACGCTGTCGATCGGCACGCCCGGCGGCACGGTGACCGACCAGAGCGGCGTTTTGAAACTCTCGGGCGCAGACTTTGGCACGGTGGACTACGCCAGCGGCATTTGCACCACCAACAGCAGTGCGAGCGGTACCGTGTCGGTCAGCTACCAGGCCGCTGGCCGCGCGGCGCGCGCACCGCAGAGTGTGGGCATCCCGATCACGATCGGCAGCCGTGCGCAGAACTACACGGTGTTTCTGGACCCGCCGCCGCTGCGCGGCTCCGCCAGCCTGAGCTACCGCGCGCAGGGCCGGTGGTACACGCTGTTTGACAACCGCAACGGCGGTTTGCAGGGCAACAGCGAGGGCCTGGGCGCTGGGTCGATCAACTACCTCGACGGCTTCGCCAGCGTCACCCTCGGAGCGCTGCCCGACGTTGACAGCGCCGTGATTTTTCAGTGGAGCGGCGCCACGCAGGAGACCAGCTGGCCGGTGGCCACGCTGCAGGCCGAACACGTGATCACGCTGCCTGGCACCGGCTCGGTGCAGCCCAACACCGTCACCGTCACATGGCCCGGCAACACCAGCAGCGACACAACCACCGGCACCCTGACCGGGGACGCCACCGGCCTGGTCAACTACACCGCGCGCACCGTCACGATTCGCCCGAACAACCTGCCCGCTGTTGGCACGCTGCTCAGCGTGACCTGGACCAGCGGCCCCAAGCAAGAAGACGTGCTCCCGTACCCCAGCCGCGACGGCACCGGCAACATTCCGGTGACCGCCAGCCTGGGCGCGATCGTGCCAGGTTCGCTGGAAGTCGAATGGATCACGTTCACCGACGAGGCTGTTCTTGGGGTTTACACGGCGCAGCAAATGGCCGAGATGGGTTTCTCGGTGATGGTTGACCCCATCCAGAAGGCCTACGACGACGGCTTGGGAAACGTCAAGCGATTCGGGGTGACCATCGGCACGGTGAACTACGCCACAGGCGCGGTCGTGTTCCAGCCCGATGTGGTGTTGAAAATACCCCGCCCACGCTACACCCGACAGGCAATCGGTAACAACCGCTTCCGTTTGGTGTTCCAAGGCATTGACTACGTCGACGCCCCCAGCCTCTACCCGAACGACACCAGCGGGCTGGTCACCTTGCGCTACAACAGCAGCGTGAGCGGATCGGCGGCGTCCACCACCACCGCATTCGCGCCCGCGCTGACGGCGGTGCCAGACGCTTTCGTCAACCTGCTGCCCGGCGCGCTGCACTTGAAGCAGGGCGGCACCGTGTACGCGTGCAGCGGCACGGGTGTGCTGCGCAGGCCGAATGGGGAGAGCCTGCAAAACGCGGGCACGGTGAACCTGATCGGCGGGCGCGTGACGCTGAGTCTTTGGGACGCGGGTGTCAACGCATTCGAGCGCAGCGCTTGCCTGAGCACCATCGGGGAAGTGACGGCGAGCCAGTTCCTGTTTCGCGCCGCCGCCGCGCCGCTCAAGCCTGGCAGCTTCTCCATTCGCTACTCGCGCCCAACCGGGGGCGTGCAGACGGTCACCGCAGCCGCAGACGGCACCATCAGCGCCGCTGGCCTGGAGGGGTATGTGAACTACAACACCGGCGTTGTGCTGCTCAACTTTGGCACCACGGTGGCCGCAGCCGGCAACGAGGGCGAAGACTGGTTTGACCCTGCCGCTGTGGTCGGCGGGAATATCTGGCGGCCTGCGCCCATTGCCACCTCAACGCTTCGCTACACAGCGGTGAGCTACACCTACCTACCACTGTCTGAAGACGTGCTGGGCGTGCCTTCGGTGCAGTTGCCGCAGGACGGCCGGGTGGTCATTTACAAGTCGGGCCGGGTGGTGGTGGTGCACCACACCGCTCAAACCGCCGCCGCAACGGTTGCCAACGGGCAAACCGTCAACACCGGGCGCAGCCTGCTTGCGTGGCTGAAAGTGTTTGGCGCAAACGGGGCCGAGATCACCAGCGGCTTCGCCAAAGACCTGAACGCCGGAACGGTGAGTTTCACCAATGTGAGCGGGTACAGCCAGCCGGTGACCGTGCGCAGCCGGATCGAGACCGAGGCCCTGTGCCTGGAGGCCACGATTGACGGCAGCCTGACCCTGGGCCGCCAACTGGCGCACAACTACCCGGCCGGCGAAACGCTGGTGAGTTCGGTGCTGCTTGGGGGCACGCTGCAAGCCGGTACGCGCCCCGGCTTCAGCCAGACCACCTGGACTGCGCAGTGGTCAGACGCCCCCATCGGCGACCCGACGCTGGCGCAGTACGACCAGGCCAGCTACCCAATCGCGGTGACCAACGAGGGCGCCATCAGCCAGCGCTGGGCCATCATCTTCACCAGCGCCAGCGAGTTCCGGCTGGTGGGCGAGACGCGCGGCCAAATCGCCACCGGCAACACCGCCACCACGCTCGCGCCGGTCAACCCCTTCACCGGCGCCCCGCTGTTCACCATTGCCCCGGCGGGCTGGGGCAGCGGCTGGTCGGCGGGCAACGTGTACCGCTTCAACACCGTGGGCGCCGTCTTCCCGTTTTGGGTCGCGCGCACCGTGGAGCAAAGCGACCCGGCACCACCAGGAACCGACCGCCTCACCATCGAAGCCCGAGGGAGCATTGACGCATGACCATTCCTTACTACACCCATTCCGAGATGGCGGGCGCCCCGCAATTCAGCGGCGCAGCCCGCGAGGTTGCCAACGCGCTCGCCGCCTGCCTGGTCAACGGGTTCAACAGCCTAGCCCCCACCAGCGCGGCGGCCTCGGGCGGCGTGCTCACGCTCAATTACGGCAGCGCACACGGCTACGAGGCCCTGGTGCATATCCAGATCAGCGGCGCGAGCGTGCCCCAGGCCAACGGGATTTTTCGGGTGGCTACGGTCCCCGCTGGCAATCAGCTCACCTGCGCCATTCCCGGCCTGCCCAATGGCGCGGTGGGGGGCACCATCAGCACCAAAGTGGCCGGCGCTGGCTGGACCGAGCCTTTCGGCGCCAACAGCACCACGCGGGTGTTTCGCATGGGCGGCGGCAACATGCAGTTTCTGCGCATCGTGCAGGCCGCAGGGGCAGCTCCCGCCGCGCGAGGCTACGAGGCCATGACAGGCCTGTCGTCTGGCACCGGGCTGTTCCCAACCTCCGCGCAAGCGCCGGGTGCCGGACCTTCATTCGTTACAACCAACGCCACAGATTCAAGCCTGCGTTGGTGGGCATTGGCAGGGCCGAAATTCTTCTACTTCCAATCGTACGTTCCGGGGTCGGGCAGCGTCGGGGTCGGTATGTTCGGCGACGTGTCGGAACCTGTGAAGGCGGCTGATACGTTCAGCACCCTTATTTCTGACTACTTCGGCGGCGCCGCAAGCTACATGGCACGCTCGCACACGGGCGTCGCTGGTGCGGTGCTTGCCCACGTGACGTCGCTCAGTTTCCCCGGCGGCCTTGCAAGCCCAAGCCCGATCAGCGCAGGCCAACGCTTTCTGTATGGCGTGCCGGTGACGGGTGTGGATGTGGTGCGCGGCCTGCTGCCCGGCGCCTTTGTGGCGCTGCCCCCGGCAGCTTCAGGACAAGTGGGGGTGCTGGTCAGCAGCGTGACGGGCATATCGGGGCGTGTACAGCATCTGCATCAGTATCTTGGCCCAGGGATCGCAGCCGTGGCACTGGACGAGGCCTGGACATGACGGTGGCATTCACCCGCCGAGCCCTGGCCGCGTGGGACATGTACAGCGGCCCGTGCAGCATCAGCGGCACGGTGTCGGTGGTGGCTGTGCCCGCGTCGCGCCCGGTCATTCTCATGCCGCAGGGAGACCTGAAGGCTGTGCGTGCCGTTCAATCAGCGGCCGACGGCTCCTACAACTTCGAGAAGATCGCCGCCGGCGCCTGGGTGGTGTTGGGCATCGACGACACCGCCGCTTACCGAGCGGTGGCCGTTGACCGCGTGGTCACCGTGGATCCGTAACGTGATCGCAGCGTCTGCGGGTCTGTCGGCGCTCTTCATGGGCGCGCTCGTGCAAGCACTGGGCACCGGGGCCAAGGCTGTGCTGTACGCGGGCGTGCGCCCCGCGCCCGGTGCAGCGGCTGGCAGCGCGGTTGGGCAGGTGCTGTTCGCCGATGTGCCCGGTACGGTGGTGGCGGGCACTTTGGTGCTTGCGCCCGGCCCGGTTGCCGTGGCGCTGCTACCCGGCGCCCCCACCTGGGCGCGAGTTTTCAGCGGATCGGGCGAGTGGCTTTTTGACTGCGACGCGCGCATGGGCGCGGCACCCAACACGGGGCAAGAACTCGTGATCGGCTCGGGCTCGGTGCTGGCGCCGGGTGTCGCCATTCAGATTCTGAGCGGCGCATTCACCGCCGAGGCCGCGTGACCTGGCCGCCCACGCCCGGCCCTGCTGTTGCGGTTCACCTGGAGTTTGACGCGGCCAGCCTACCGCTGAGCGGCACGGCGGTTGTTGTTGATCTGGCGTTTGGCGCGATCACGCCGGGGCCAATTGGCGACCAGCCAATCACCGTCAACGGGCGCTTCGCGTTTCGCGGTTTGGTGGTTGCCAACGTAGACGCCGGGGTCCATCGCGGCGTTTCCCAGCAAACCGCGCTGGCGTTCGCAGAGTCCAAGCCGCTCACCGCAAAAACCGCCGCGCCGTGGCGCCAGCCCACCGCCGCCGGGTTGGTCTCGCCGCAGCGCTGGGTCACCGCCGCGCCGCTGCGCGCGCTCACCCGAATGGCGTGGACCGACAGCGAGCGGGCGGGGCGCATCGCAGAAACAACATGGGGTCAGGCGCAAACCGGGAGCCAGCAGATCGCCGCGCTGTGGGCGCAGGCGACCGTGGCCCGCATGCTGCGCGCCCTGGCCTGGGGCGTCACGCAAGCCCTTGGTTCCCGCACCGCCTGTGTGTGGAGCCAAGCCGAGTACACCCGTCACCGCGCCCCACTGTCATGGCAGCAAGGCGCTTCGCAGACCCACATGGTTGGTGCGCCGTGGCAGCCAGCCGCCCGCGCAGACCGGGTGTTGTCTGCGCCCTGGGGCATTGCCCAGGCCCTGCAAACCAGCCGCAGCGGCCCCGCCTATGTGCGCGCAGCCACCTCCGCCCAGCCCACGCCCGGCCCGGTTGTCTCGCTGCGATTCTGCGCACTGGCCTACGCCGGCGGCCCCGGCGATGTCGCCATTGTTTTTGGTGTTGATCCCTGCCAAAGCCTGTTGCCGGGCGATGCCGGCAGCACCGTTCCCATCAGAAAGGTCTACATCGTGCTCAACAGCATCACACTGCACCGGGTTGACACCGGCGCCGAGCTGCACGCTCACAGCTTCAGCATGTCGCTCGATCACCAGTCGTGGACCTGGAGCTGGCAGGCATCGCTGCACGAAGACGCGGCCGCGCACTTGGGGCGCGACGGTCAGGGCGACCCCGCCGAAGTGGTGGCCAATGTCAACGGCACCCCGTTTCGCCTGCGGCTGGTCAGTATTGCCCGCGATCGCCGCTTCAGCCCGACCCGTTGGAGCGTCTCGGGGCAGGGCAAGGCGGCCATTTTGGCCGCTCCCTGGGCGCCCCAGCTGTCCTTTGGCAACCCCGACAACGCACGCACAGCACAACAGCTGGCCGCAGATGCACTCACGATCAACGGCGTGGGCATCGGCTGGGCGGTGGACTGGGGCCTGGACGACTGGCAGGTGCCCGCAGGCGCCTGGGCGCTGCAAGGCAGCTACATCGACGCAATCAACGACATCGCGTCATCCGTGGGCGGTTATGTGCAGCCCCACGCCACCGCTTCGGTGCTGCGCATCTTGCCGCGCTACCCCGCGCCGCCCTGGGCCTGGGGCAGCATCACCCCCGATTTCGAGATTCCCGAAGACGCCGCCGAGGTCGAGGGCACCCAATACGTCGACCGCCCAGCCTACAACCGGGTGTTCGTCGGCGGCGTGGGCGCCGGCGTGTTCGGCCCGTTTACCCGGACCGGCACCGCAGGCAACATCATTGCGCCCCAGGCAACCCACCCCCTGATCACCGATGCCCCAGCGCACCGCCAGCGCGGTATCGCAGCGCTCTCAGACACCGGGCGCCAAGAACACATCACCCTCAACATGCAGGTGCTGCCCGAAACCGGTGTGATCGTCCCCGGCCAGTTCGTGCGCTACCTCAGCCCCAGCCCAAAGCTGGGCATCGTGCGCAGCACCTCGATCGTCTGGAGCCGCCCCAAGCTGCGCCAGACCATCAAGCTCGAAACCCACGCATAGAGCAGCTCAATGACAAACCTGTACCGCCAGTTCCTCGACCTGATCCCCGAGCGCCCGCTGCAAGTGGGCACCGTCACCAGCGCCAGCGCCACCATGGCCACGGTGGAGCTGCCAGGCGGTGGCGTCATCCAAGCGAGAGGGCAGGCCACCGTGGGCCAGCGCGTCTTCGTGCGAGACGACGCAATCGAGGGCATCGCCCCCACGTTGACTTACGTCGAAGGCGAGGCGTAGCAGGGATCAGGTTCAAATGGTGCGCCACCGCACCATTTACCAGCCCAGCCAGCACGTTTGGACAGGCACCGCGAGGGCGTAGCCGAACAGATCCAAAAGCCCACCGAGCTTGGAAGCCCAACCCAAGCGCCCACAACCCCCCGTCCAAAAATGCCCAGCGCTTGCACAAGACGTGAGGGCAACAAAAAAGCGAGTCCAAGCCCGCTTTGTTTTTGTCTTCTCCACAGCGCAATTCTGTTGCGCAATGAGAAATGAAATCCCAGTGCGTTTATCTCGCAGAATCAAGCCCAAATATCTCGCCGCGCTTCAGCGAGCACAGCCCGCTGGTGGATGGCTGGTTTCCCACCGGTGACGTGGCCACCATCGACACCGATGGCTTCATGAACATCACCGACCGCGCCAAGGACGTGATCAAAAGCGGCGGCGAGTGGATTGGCTCGATCGACATCGAGAACATCGCCATGGCCCATCCGGCGGTGGCCATGGCGGCGTGCATCGCGGCCCGGCACCCCAAGTGGGACGAGCGCCCGCTGCTGGTGGTGACCACGAAGCCCGGCGCCGAGGTGAGCAAAGCCGAGTTGCTGATGTTCTTTGACGGCAAGATCGCCAAATGGTGGACGCCCGATGACGTGGTGTTCGTGGACGCCATTCCGCTGGGCGCCACCGGCAAGATGCTCAAGCACAAGTTGCGCGAACAGTTCCAGGACCACCTGCTGGCACCGGCCTGA